GGCAGCGTGCTGAGATCCAGCAGATGTTCAGGACCGCTCAGGCTCCCGCGCCGACCGACTTCGGGGGTATTCAGTGATCGAGAGAGAAGAGATCTGGCGCGCAGCCAAGCTGCTGGATGGGGACCACGCGGTCGCGGAGGTGTTCAAAAGCCTGGAGGCTCGCTTCGTCGATGATTGGAAGGGGTCTGCTCCTGAGAATGAGCAAAAGAGGATGGAGGCGTACTACATGGTGCGCGCCATAAACGCGGTTCGATCAGAGCTAACGGCACTTGCGTCTGAGCCTGACATTCTGCGTTTTAACCGGCGCTTGAGAAAAGCGTAGTTAAGGAGTAAGTTATGTCTAACACCGAACAATCGCAGCCTAGCGAACTCGGTATTGCAGAAGCTGCATCGCGTATTTCTTTGTTGATGGATGGCTTGCCACAACCGGACGCAAGAGATGCCAATGACAGCCCTGCCGAAGTCGAAGAGACTGAGGCGACAGCGGAAGCTGCTGACGACGCGCTGGATTTGGACGCACAGGCATCATCTGAGGATGAAGCGTTCGATGAGAGTGAAGCAGCGGATGCTGAGACTGACGACGAGGCCCAGGACGAGCAAGACGAAGGTAACTCTCTCTACACCGTCGTAATCGACGGCAAGGAACAGAAAGTTACGCTTCAGGAGGCTTTGGCGGGGTATCAGAGGCAGTCCGATTATACCCAAAAGACACAGGAGGTTGCGGAACGAAGCAAGGCCATTCAGGATCAAGAGCAGCAAATTGCTGCGATGCGGTCACAGTATGAAGCCTCGATCAATATGCTTGCGCAGGAGATGTCGCGATATCTTCCGCAAGAGCCGGATTGGGAGAAGCTCCATCAGGATGACCCCATCAATTTCCCGATCATTGAGAAGCAATGGCGAGACTACAAGGCTAACGTTTCTGCCGTACAACAGGAACAGGCCCGTCTCCAGCAGGAAGCGACTCAACGGGAGATGCAGCAACGGCAGCAGATCATCGAGGAAGGTACGAAGTACATCTTCGAGAAGATGCCTGAGTGGAAGGATCAAGCGAAATGGACTGATGCTCGTGGGAAGCTTCGCGAATACGGCCAGAAGATCGGCTACTCCGAAGACGAACTCAACGCAGCACTCGATCCACGAGCAATCCTTGTCCTTGAGAAAGCTAGACGTTGGGATTCTCTACAGGGCAATCGACCACAGCCCCAGAAGGCTGCTGCACCGAAGCCTATGAGAGCCGGAACGCCTGCTTCTTCACCCCGCAAGCAGACTGATGTCATGAAGGTGAAACAGCGTCTCAAATCGTCTGGTAGCGTCGATGACGCTGCTGCATTGTTCATGATGCTCGACTCCAAGAGGTAACTACCATGGCATCTGTAACCAAAGTCACAACCTACGACAGCGTTAACGCGATCCGTGAGGATCTCGCGAATGTGATCTACGACATCTCGCCCGTTGACACGCCCTTTATCTCCAACATTGGTCGCGACTCCGCTTCCAACACCTACTTCGAGTGGCAGACGGACGCTCTTGCTTCCGCTGACACGGCGAACGCGGCTATCGAAGGCGCGGACGCTGGCAACGCCGACTTTGATCCGACCGTTCGCGTCGCCAACTACACCCAGATCTCCACGAAGGTGATCTCGGTGTCGGGCACCGCTGACGCCACGAACAACGCCGGTATGCGCACGGTCATGGCCTACCAGACCGCGAAGAAGGCGAAAGAGCTGAAGCGCGACATGGAGGCTATTCTTACCTCCAACCAGGCTGGCGCTGCTGGCTCGGGCACGTCCACGGCTCGCAAGACCGCTGGTCTCCCGACGTGGCTCATCACGAACTCTCAGGCCAACGGCGCGACCGTTTCTGAGATGTCGGGTGCGTCTGGCAACGGCTACCCTGACACGGCTTGGACTGGCCTCTCGACGGCGACGGACGTTGCCTTCACCGAGACGATGCTCAAGACCGCTATCCAGCAGGTCTGGGAGCAGGGCGGCGATCCCAAGATCCTCATGGTTAATGCCTACAACAAGACGGTGGTTTCGGGCTTCGCCGGTCTTGCTGAGCAGCGCATTAACTACACCAAGGCTCAGCCGATGAAGATCATCGCGACGGCTGACATCTACCTTGGTGACTTCGGTGAGGTCTCCATCGTCCCGAACCGCTTCCAGCCCGGCAACTTCGCGTTCGTCCTCGATCCCGAGTACGCCTCTGTTTCGTACCTCCGTCCCTTCCGTACGTACGACATCGCCAAGACCGGCGACTCGGACAAGAAGGAGATGGTGGTCGAATATGGACTGCGTATCCGCTCCGAGAAGGCGCATGCTGTGGTCGCCAACCTGATTGCGGCGTAATCAAAGAGGGGCGGGTTAATCCCGCCCCTTCCATCATGGGGAGAGGCATGGCTGAAGAATACCGCCCAGGATCGTTCGTACTGGATCATGACGCCCTGACGGGCACGATCGAGAAGATGCATGTGACATCGGATCAGCAGCTCGTCTTCGAGCAGACGGTCGATGTTCAGGGGCTTGGGGAGCGCAATCAGGCCATCAAGAACGACGTTTCCCGCACCAGCAAGCTGCCGGACGGGCTGGGCGTCAAAGTGGCGTCCCTGCCGATGATGGTGTATCTTGATCTGCGGAAACGAGGGATTTTGGACGATAAGGTTGCCCTTCGTCGCTGGCTCCAGACGGACGAAGCAAGGCCGTATCGCACCCACTGGATGACGAGCTGATGGCGACGATCACCAACTACGCGACCTTGCAGGCTGCTGTTGCAGACTACCTGAACCGCGCGGACCTTACGTCGCAGATCCAGACGTTCATCCAGTTCGTAGAAGCTGATCTGGAGACGCGCATCCGCTGCCGCGAGATGATCGTTCAGGACACTCTTACCTCTGTGCTTGCTGATGTTGCTTTGCCTGCGGACTGGCTGGAGGGGATCAACCTCAAGATCGACGGCGGGAAGTCGCCTCTGCGCTACATCACGCTGGATGAAGCAGACATCGTGACGACGGAGAAGCTGTATACGCAGCCGAACTTCTACACGATTGTTGAGGATGTGATCCGCCTTGTTCCTGCGCCTTCGCAGAACGAGGATATTGACCTCATCTATTACGCCAAGATCCCTGCGCTGAGCGATGTCGCCACGACCAACTGGCTGTTGACGAAAGCGCCTGATGTGTACCTTTACGGGGCGCTTGTTCATGCTGCGCCTTTTCTTGTTGACGATCAGCGGATCAACACGTTCGGCCAGTTTTATGCGCAGCGCATAGAAGCTCTCAATCAGGACTCCATGCGGTCGCTGCATAGCGGCTCTCCTTTGATCGCCAGACCCAAGAGGCCGTACTATGGCTGACAGTTTCACATCGAACCTCAACCTCACGAAGCCGGAAGTTGGCGCGTCGAAGGACACCTGGGGGACGAAGCTCAACACGGATCTGGATAGCATTGACGCCCTGTTTGCTGCGGCTGGCAATGGCACCTCTGTCGGTTTGAACGTCGGCGCAGGGAAGACGCTTTCTGTTGGCGGGACGATCTCCGTGAGCGGGACGCTGACGGCTACCGGCACTGTTACGCTTCCTGCTGCTGCGACTGTTGGCGGCGTGACCATCGTCACGACAACCGGCACGCAGACGCTGACGAACAAGACGCTGACGGCTCCTGTCATCTCCACGATCTCCAACAGCGGCACGATCACGGTCCCGACTGGGACTGATACGTTGGTTGGTCGTGCGACCACCGACACGCTGACGAACAAGACCATCAATGGCGCAAGCAACACCCTGACGGTGCGGCTGGCGAACGATGTCTCCGGGACGCTCCCTGTCGCCAACGGCGGCACCGGGGCCGCCTCCCTGACCGCGAACAACGTGCTGCTCGGAAACGGAACAAGCGCAGTTCAGGCCGTTGCTCCCGGCACATCCGGCAACCTGCTAACCTCCAACGGCACGACGTGGGAGTCGGCAGCTCCTCCCACAACGCTGCCATCGCAGACCGGGAATGCAGGCAAGCTGCTGACCACAAACGGCACGAATGCGTCGTGGAGCGAGAATAGCGTTGTCGCGGCCCGTGCATCCGTGACGGGCGGCACCTCTGCCACCTGCACGGTTGGCACGGGAGCGGTCAACATCGCATCCGTCACGCAGGCGAGCGGGACTTACATCATTACGTTTACGAACGCACTTGCCAGCGCAAATTATCAAGTTTTGGCGTCGATTGTTGACCCCGGAGCGCAGAATGACCGTATCCTGCGTAGCATTACGCTGAAGACGACGAGTGGCTTCAGGATCACATCCTACGACTTGTCGGGCAACACCGACACCGCAATTGGCGCGTTTGATTTCGTCATCTTTGGAGGCTTCTGATGATGGACGCGAGAAGCGAGCGCAACCTCAAAGGCGTGCATCCTGACTTGGTTAAGGTTGTTCGTCGTGCAGCCAAGAAGTCCAGTTTCATTGTGACTGAGGGGCTGCGCACGCTTGCGCGCCAAAAGCAGCTCAAGTCTGCTGGCGCATCTCGCACGCTCAACAGCCGCCACATCACTGGGCACGCCATCGACGTTGCTGCGCTCTTCAACGGCAAGGTGCGCTGGGACTGGCCGCTGTACCACGCCATCGCCAAGGAAATGAAGCAGGCCGCCGCTGATTTGGGCGTGCCGATTGTTTGGGGCGGCGACTGGCGGTCCTTAAGGGACGGCCCGCACTTTGAGTTGGACAGGAGGACGTACCCGTGAAACTGTTTCTAATCTCGTTACTTCCGTTGGCGCTCGCAGGCTGCGGCGTCATGCGTGATCTTCCGAAGTACTGGTAGGAGAAAGACCATGGACAAGGATCTCTTTGAACGCCTCTTCCGTACCGCCCTGCAGGTGGTTGGAGCTGTCATCGCCACGAGCTACGTGGGCGAGGAAAACTGGGCCGCGATCTCCGGCGCTTTGCTGACGCTGGGAACCACCGGCTGGACGATCTACGCGGCCAAGAAGCTGCCCGCCAATGGCTGAGCTGCTTGCAATCGGCGGCTTCTGCGTCTTCTTGTTCGCTCTCTTCTGGGGGCTGATGTGGATGGCCGAAAAGAAGGTGGCTGCCGAGCTAAAGCTGGAGCAACAGGCCAATGACTTGGACAAGCTGCGCAGGGCTATCGAAGCTGACGCTCGTGGTCGCGAGCGGCTTGCTCGTGGCGAGTTGCTCCAAGACGATGGTCACAAGCGGGACTGAATGTCTCGCTTGGCGCGCGATCTCTTGGTCTTCCAAGGACACGAAGCAGACCATAGAAGAGGTCAAACTCAACAACATTAGACGGAATGCATGGTGCGGGAATGGCGGATAACAATGACATCCACCGAGAGCTTGGTTCGCTACTCGCCCAAGTTGAAACCCTGAATCGCGAGATGAAGGAATTGAAGACAGACGTGCGCGAGATCCGCGACGACTTCAATGCTGTCAAGGGCGGTTCTCGTGTTATGATTGGGATCGCTGCCCTGCTTGGCGGCGGCCTGAGTTGGGGCTTGAACTACTTCTTTGGGAAGACCTGATGCCGCTTGCTCCCCTGAACATCCCTCCTGGCGTCGTGCGTGCGGCGACCCCGTTGCAGGTTAAGGGGCGCTGGTACGACGCTAACCTGATCCGCTGGCAGTCCGGCAAGCTGTTGCCTGTCGGTGGTTGGGAGCGCATCACGTCAACGCCGCTGGCCTCTACGGTGCGCGGTCTCTTCACTTGGACGACGCCGACCAACATCCCGCTGGCTGTTGTCGGCATGTCGAGCAGTCTCTCGTCTCTGGAAGGCGATACGCTCACCGACGTTACGCCTGCTGGCTTTGTTGGTGAGTCTACCGGCCTCTCCGGTGCGTATGGCGCTGGCGATTACGGAGACCTCTACTACGGTCTGGACGCCCCAACCTACACCATCTCGACGGCTGTTCGTGCAACCAACGTAGTTACAATTACGACAGCCTCGACGCATCAATTCCAGACTGGCACGTCGGTGCTGATTGCTGGCGTCACCGACTCCAGCTTCAACGGCACGTTCACGATTACGAGAACAGGAACGACGACGTTCACCTACGCCCAGACGGCGGCGGATGCGTCGTCCTCTGGTGGCACAGCTAGGCTGCCGGAAGCTGACCGCCGCCCTGCCTCTTCCGCCTTCATCCCGTCCTTCTCGTGGACCTTCGACAACTGGGGCGGCGACATCCTCGCTGTCGCGTCCAGCGACGGCAGGCTGCTGCACTTCGAGGAGGGAGAGACGACAACACACGAAGCTGGCATCGTTCCCATTCTCAGCGGCTCCCGTGTTGCCAATGTGATTACATTCACGACTGAAGACCATCATGGTTATGGCGTCGGGGATGTGATTATCGTCACCGGCAACACGCAGGCGACGTTCAACGACACATTCACAATCGAAACCACCCCGTCCACGACGACGTTCACGGTCGATGACGCTGGGCCGAACGAGACTGGGACCGGCGGCATCGCGTCTATTACGCCAGCCTGCCCTCAGAACAACCGGGCTGTGCTGGTGACGCCAGAGCGTCATGCTGTCCTGATAGGGGCTGGCGGGAACAACCGCCGAGTGGCTTGGTCCTCTCGCGAGGATTACGTGGATTGGAACTTCGCCAGCGTGACGAACACGGCTGGCTTCCTCGATCTCGATACATCCAGCCAGCTTGTGATGTGCGCCCCTGTCCGTGAAGGCACGCTGATCTGGACGCAGGATGAAGCGTGGCTGATGCGCTACATCGGCCTGCCTTACGTGTACGGGATCGACCGGATTGGCTTTGGCTGCGGCCTGATCGCGCCCAAGGCTTTTGTGACTTACGCTGGTCGCTGCATCTGGATGGGTGCAGAGAGCTTCTGGGTCTACGATGGCGGCGTCGTGAAGCCGCTGGCGTGCGATGTCGGCTCTTTCGTCTTCGCCAACATCGACCCGGATTACGGCAAACGCTACACGCACGGTTCTGAGAATAACGTGTTCCCGGAGGCGTGGTTCTGGTATCCGGCAGATGGATCTTCCATCCCCAATAAGTACGTCATTTACAATTATGCAGAAGGCTGGTGGTCGATTGGCGACATGACGCGCACAGCGTCTTATGGCGCAGGCGTGCTGCCGTATCCCATTTCCGCTGACGGCAACAACGATCTCTACTTCCAGGAGTCAGGGTGGACTGCGGCTGGTACGCCTATCCAGGACGCCCGATTTGCTGAGACCGGCTCCATCAACTTGCAGAACGGCGGCCTCGTCAGCTTCGTGCGGCAGGCCATGACGGACAGCGGCTACGGCTACGACAGCACCAAGCTGACGTTCTTTTCCTCCTTCACGCCGGAGGGAGCTGAGACATCGAGCGGCCCGTTCCATCCTCGCTCTGACGGCTATACTGACGTGCGCGTGACGGGCCGGGATTACAGGATCAAGGTCGCGTCAACTGAGGACGCACCATGGAGCATAGGCGAGATGCGGCTTGACTTTACGGCACGAGGCAGTCGATGAGGATCTCCATCCCTCCCGCTCCCGCGCAATACGACGCTGGCTATCTCACCCGAGCCTTCTCAACGATTGAGCAGATGTCTGCATTCTCGGTGACGAGGCTTGAGGCTGTAGACAACATCCTCCTGCAAGCGCCGGACGGTAGCGTGTGGAAGGTGACTGTAGATAATTCCGGGACGCTCACAACGACATCGGTGCCACTTGGGCAATCAGGATCGCCTACTTACTAGGATGAAAAAAGCCCTGCAGCTTGCTGGGGATACGCACACGGTGGCTGATGTCGTGGACGCGATCTCCAAGGGGCAGATGCAGGCTTTCTGGGGGCTCAACGCAGGGGTCATCACCCAGATCGTTGAACACCCCCGCAAGAAGGAATTGAACGTCTTTCTGGCGTTCGGGGATCTGGATGACGTGATGCGGCTTCAGCCGGAGGTCGCTGCTTTTGGACGTAAACATGGCTGCTCGTTTATGGTAATGTCGGGCAGACTGGGTTGGCAGCGTGTTCTGCCTGAGCATGGGTGGTCGCAGGTTGGCGTAACATACGCCCTGCCGTTGGAGAGTTAAGATGGGAAAAAGCGCCCCTTCGTCGCAGACGGTCGTCAACAAGACGGAGCTGCCTCCGTGGCTCGATGAAGCCGCCCAGAAGAACCTCCAGATCGCTGATGAGTTGGCTCAGCGGCCTTACCAGCCCTATGGCGGGACGGTCGTCGCCCCTCTTGCGCCTGAGCAAACGCAGGCGTTCCAGATGGCGCAGCAGAACGTAGGCTCGTATCAGCCCGCTCTGACGGCTGCGATGGGCGCAGCCGCAGGCGGTGCTTACTACGACCCACAGATGGTATCGGCCCCCAGCTTTTTGGATGGCAACATCCAAGGCTACATGAACCCCTACATTTCTGAGGTTGAGCAGCGTGCGACGGATGCCGTCAACCGGCAGCTTGCCCAGACGCAGAACCAGATTGCATCTCAGGCGATCCAGTCGCGGGCTTTCGGCGGCTCTCGTCAGGGCGTTCAGGAAGGCGTGGCGGCAGGAGAAGCAGCGCGAGCCGTTGGCGATCTGACGGCGCAGCTTCGGGCGCAGGGCTTCCAGCAGGCTGCGGCTCTCCAGCAGGCGGATCAGACTCGTGCGTTGCAGGCGTCTCTCGCCAATCAGCAGGCGGGCCTTGCTGGAGCTGGCCTTGGCTTGCAGGGGGCTGCCACTCTCGGCAACCTTGCAGAGCGGCAGCAGTCTCTCGGCCTTACCGATGTCGGCGCAGTCGGCGCAATTGGCGAACAGCAGCAGCAGCAGGCGCAGCGCGCTCTGGAAGAGGCTTACGCCCGGTTCGTCGAGCAGCGTGACTTCCCGACGCAGCAGCTTAACCTGCGCCTTGCTGCTGTCGGTGCAACGCCTTATGGGCAGACAACGACGCAGACATCTTCTGGCGGTCCTTCCGGCAGCAACTTGCTGACTGGTCTTGGCACCGCTGGCTCGTTCCTTTCCGGTCTCGCGGCGATTGGCACGTTCTAATGGACACAGCCTTGCTCTTCTCAGGTGGTAAGGACAGCCTGGCCTGTCTCTACCTGAACCGCGAACTCTGGGATCGTTTGCCCGTCATCTGGGTGAACACCGGGGCGGTTTATCCTGAGATGATCGAGTACATGGATGGCTGGAAGAAGACGCTGCCGAACTTCATCGAGGTGAGGACGGATCAGCCTTCCAATGTTCGTGAGCATGGCTGGCCTGTCGATGTCTTGCCGATCAGGAACACGCCGCTTGGGGTGTCGCTGTATGGCGAAGCGCCTCTGATGCAGTCCTACTTGCACTGCTGCGCTGAGAACATCTGGTTTCCGGCCCACAAGGCTGTTCTTGATTGCGGAGCTACGAAGGCGATCAAGGGGCAGCGAAAGTCCGACGACCACAAATCCACGGCCCGTGACGGCACCAGCGTGTACGGCGTCACCTATTTGATGCCGATCTACGACTGGTCTGAGGGCGACGTGTTTCGCTATCTCAACGAGGTCGGAGCGGATCTGGCTCCTGGCTACGCGATGGGAGAGAAGACCGGACGCGACTGCTGGGACTGCACAGCATACCTGACCGAAAATCAAAGACGCATCGAGAACCTGCCGGAAGACAGGAAATTGGAGATTAAGCGTCGTCTTGGTATCATAGACCAAGCCGTTCGCGCGCAATGGAGTCCGTCTGGTGGCGACAGTACCGATAACTGACATCTACCGCGCCTACCTTGGTGCTGGCTTCTCTGACGCGCAGGCTCGTGCGCTTGCTGCTGAGACTGGTCGTGAGACTGGGTTCCAGTCGCAATACCTTTACGGCACGCATGACGACCCTGCGAATCGCGCCACCAACTTTGGGCTGATGAGCTTCCAAGGTCCGCGACGCGAGCAGATCCTATACTACCTACAGCAAGCCGGGCGGATCAACGAGCAGGGGCAAGTTATCCCTGGCCCAGAGACGCTACTAGCTCAGGCTCGGTTTGTGCGGCGAGAAATAGAGACATCGCCTGAGTATGCTCGCACGCGCCAGGTGTTTTTGCAAAACCCAAACATTGATCCTGAGAGCGCAGCAGAGGTCTTGGGGCGCAACTATATTCGCTGGCGTTACGATGACCCTCGTTATGCAACGCACCATGCCACGAGACGCGGGTATCTCGCGCAGATCCCGGCAGATCTTGCGCCAAACTCTATGGATGTTGCGCAGGTTGGGTCTCCAGTTTCTGCGACTTCTACGCCTGCCCAGCAGCAGGCAGCCGCTCCCGTCGCGGCACCGGCCCCTGTCTACGCAAACGACTGGTCCACGATGTTCCAGCGCGCAGGGAACTTCCTTGCGCCAAGCCTAGTAGAGGCTCCAACTCCGCTCCCGCCTGACCAAGCGCAAGCGCAGATTGCTGAGCAGCGGCAGATGCAGAGCCAGATGTCGCAAGCAAACGAAGCTATGCGCGCATTCTCTGCACTTGCTGCTGCGGGGCAAGCGCAGGACGAGCGAGCACGTAGACCTATGTCCCTGCTACAGCCTTCGATTGTGCGTGGCCGGGTTGTTCCCATTCAAATAGGAAGAGGATTGCTCTGATGGCGACGGTTTGGGAAGATTTTGTTCGCACGTTTGCTAGCGGATCGCCCCTCTCCCGAGGTGGCGAGAGGTTAGCGGCGCAGCCAGAACCCGGCTATGGAGGCATGGCAGGTAGGCGATTGGCTGGAGACCTTCTGGCTATGCAACCTAATCCTGGCTACGGCGGGATGGCCGGTAGAGGTTTGTCTGGAGAACTTCTGGCTATGCAACCCAATCCTGGCTACGGAGGGGTGGCCGGCAGAGGTTTGTCCGGGGCGCTTTTGGCTGCGCAGCCGCAGCCCGGATACACGGGCATTGGAGGAATGGGGGTGTCTGGTGGGGCGCTAGCTATGCAGCCAGAGCCAGGCTACGAAGGCGCGGCAGGCAGGAGGCTGGCTGGCGAGCTTCTGGCTATGCAGCCGCAGCCGGGATACGCACCTCCCGCCGCCCCTCTCCCGCCTCGTCGTCCTGCCATGCCGATGCAGCCAGCAGGCGCTCCGATGCAGCTTGCATCTGCGCCTTCTGTGCGAGAGGGCTTCATGCAGCGGCTGCTGGGTGGGCCTAACTATCAGTCGAACAACATGCCTGTCGCGCTTCAGCCGCAAGGCCCGACGCCTTCTGGCGCTCCGCTGCCGCAACAGGTAAACTGGGGCGATGCGGACAGCTCTGCGGACTTCTTCCGTGCAGAGCAAATGGCGCGGCAGATGGGTTTGCTGGGCTAAGGAGACAGAGATGGCGGACGGCATTTTCGACGGCATCAGCAGCGCCGTAGGCGGGGTTGGGGACTTCTTCCTTAATCGCGGCAGGTACGCGGACCCGAACGCCATCAACCAGCAGTACGGAGTGCCGGAAGCTGACGTGCGTCAGGCAGGCATCAACACGCTGGCGAACGTCTCCGCGCTGCTGCTTGCTGCTGGGCAGCCTATGACTGGCGCGCAGCGTGCGCAGCTTCTGGCTGGCGTTGGCCCTGCGTTTGGCGGGATGCAGACCGACATCTTCAAGGCTTCGCAGTCGCGCTTGATGACGGCGCAGCAACGCGAGAAGATGGATGAGATGCGCCAAATCCAAGCGATCAATGATCGTAGAAAGAACGATCCCGCTGGGCTTGCGAAGGCTATGGGCGTTTCAGAAGATCTGATTAAGACCATGGATGCGCGCACCTTGCGCGACATCGCCAAGCAAGTAACCATCAAGAGAGCAACAACCTCTCCTCTCCAGCTGGCCGTGCAGGCGCGCGTTGGTCAGATAATGGGGTTCCCCGGTGGTGCCTCTGTTCCTAGCGCACCCCAGCCCAGCGTCTCAGCTACCGCGCCTCCTGCGTCACCTACTGCTGCCGCAGCGGCCTTGCCTGCCCCAGCTGCCGCCACAGAGACGCCCTCTATGGCTCCTTCCGCTCCTAGTGCTCAACCACCGG